TGGGCTTTTCTTCTTTAACAGCTAAAACGGGGGATGGTTTTTCAACCATCTCCCATCCGTTTCCTTTGATAATGCAGTCAGTGTGAATGATCACGCCGTCAGCATTTCGGTAAGTGTTCATTCAGAAACCTTTACAAATGCCGCACCGTCCATGATAGCCCAGCCAATGTACGCTTCAGCACGCAGGTATACCTCATTGTGTCCGGCAAGGTCAGCGCCTGTATTGTCAGGGTCACCATACTCGATTACTTTAAATTCAATATTTCTGCCATAGCCCCATTTCAGTGCGTCAAAGTCACCAACGTATGCAACGGGAGCGGTTGCGTCAGCTGTTACGTTGACTTCTGAACGGATACCGTTGATCTGTTCAGGCTGTGCTCCCCACTGAAGCTGCGGGTACTGCGGTACGCCGTTGACTTTCAGCGCCGCCAGCTCAGCGGCGCCAGCCTTTGAAAGAATAACGCCGTTAATATCATAGTTAGTGATCGTTGAAACGGCGGTATTAATACCAGCGTCAATACTTGCGGCTGTAATGGCAGTAGCCTTGCTATCAAGGTGGTTTGTACCGATTACGGCTGTTGCGGCAGAACCTGAATAAGGGTTTACGCCGTGCATTGCCATAAGGTCAAAACCTTTAGCCAGCTTGCGTGCAAAAGCCTCATTAAATGCATCAAGGATCTCCAGCTGTTTTTCATCAGATGCATACATAAATTCCTGTGATACACGTGCGCCATATTCAACCTTCACGGGTGTGATCTTAACGGGCGCAGCAGTAACACCGCCGTGCACTTTCGGATCATTTTCAGCTACAACGCTAATTTCATGATCGAAATTAAAAGCCCAGTAATCTGTACCTGTAAATGCTACAGGAACCTGCTCAGAAAGTCTTGCAATAGAAGACTTGCCTCTGACCTTATTAAAAATTTCTCTTGCTACAGTTTCAGGGAAGTTTGTTCCCATGCTCAGTGTTGCCATTTTTTTCTCCTTTAACCTTTAATGGTTTTTAACATATTCAATAATTCAGCGTTGCCCTTTGGCAGGGTATCAGCGTCTTTTTTTGGTACGTCTACAGGTCTAACAAAGTACCCCCTGAGGCTTTCGGCGTCTTTTCTGATCTCATCTTCATTAGCGCCCCTTAAGCGGTCAGCCATACTAAGCGGCAAGCCATAATCACTGCAAATCCGCATTTTTACCGCTGCGGTGGCGTATTCAGTGTTTTTGCTTTCCAGTTCTTTTATTTTGGTGTCTTTGTCTGTTACAGCCTGATTTAATGCGGTGATACGCTGTTCAAAGTCTGCGCTGATCTTGTCAACATCAGCCGCCTTTGCTTTCAGTGCGTCATAATCTGCGTACTTTTCACGTTCTCTAGCTAAACGCTCACCGATAAACTTATCTAACTGCTCCTGTGTTGTGATTGGTTCAAATGCCATAATATCTGTTTTCCTTTCCTGTTTTAGCCGCACAGTTGCGTAAATAAAAAACGGGGAAAACGCCCGTAATTTAGTAATACACTTTTTGTTTGTGTGTCGGTTTGTAGTTCACGCATGAATGATATGCAAGTATTACAGCGTCAAGCAATGAAATATCAAGCTCCATTTTCTGTGACTTGTAAGCAAAGCCCCCAGCTGAACCGCTGAAACGCTTTTCGCAGTTACTGACAACGTAACGAAGTGACGGTTGCCCGTTATGGCATACCGTCTTTTGTTCTATTGCCTGCTCAAATTGACTATTAGCCAGCAAGTATTCTTTACCGCTCAGCGTGATCAATTTAACGGGTATCCTGTTCTGCTTAATTTCCCTTGCTAACAGCTCAGCTGGTGCGCCGTCTGCCGTAACCTGTGCAATGTCTGCGTTACTCAATAAGCGCAATATCCAAGCATTGCCGTCACGTATAGGCGCACAATTTAAAACCTCTACAAATATACGCCCGTCAGCTGTACGCACAGCCACAGCAGTTGATACGTTCATGCCGTCATGCCCGTATTTAATGCCAACGTGCAGTTTACCTGTAAATTTAGGCTTTTTGTCAACCTTAAGGCTGTCCCATTCAGTCTGTGATATTGCTGACTGCTGATTATACTTTAGCCACAGCCCTAAACGCTGTATGTTAAAGTCAATTTTATCATCCCCTATTTCAGCCTCTATTTTGCGCTCTGTCAAAACAGTGCCCAAGCTGGGGTTAGTCAAATACCACGCTTCTTTATCTGATGGGTCTGTCAGGCTTTCCACGCCCCATTCTGCCCAGCCGGCATTATTTACCTTGCCTGATAAACAAGACGCCCTGAAGTCTTTAAAAACAGTGCCTACGCTGACCGCTGTTGGCGGTGTCCCGCAGTAAAGTGTTTGCGGGTTCTTGCTGTCAGCAACAACGTACTTTAATGCTGTTTCCTGATCAACCGTATACTCCTGTGCTTCATCAATTACAAGCAAGTCAAA